TTTATTGGTTTTACCATTAAAATCTCACTCATATTCTCAATATTCTCACCGAGTGAGAATTTGTAACTAATTGATAACCATAGTGTATGAAGGCATATTCTCACTTTCTCGAGTTTTTCAGTAAATAATAATTTTATATCTCTATATTCCTTTATACTATAATCCTTATATGGATAAAGAGAGAGTGAGAAAATAGTGAGAATTTGAGTATTTCAATGATAATCAATAAGTTATAGAGGTTTTTGGTGAGTTTTTGATGAGAATATTGAGAATTTGGTACTTTCGGGTGGTTATGGGTAACTTTGTAAACAACAAGTAAGTACAACGTGCCAAAGAAAGGACATACTAACAACCCGAATGGTAGGCCGAAGGGTTCACCAAACAAGGTTACTAAATCAATACGGGAGCATTTCGCTACCGCTTTCGATTTATTGCAGGAAGATGACCAACATAACCTGACCGCATGGGCAAAGACAAACCCGACAGAGTTCTACCGCCTGGCATCGAAACTCATACCGACAAAAGTAGAGGCGGACATCCAACAACCAGTCCAAACCATAATCCAAATCATCCCCGACCCAAATTCAGCACCCATTGCCGATTGAGAAAATTTGTACCTGTTGTGGAAAACTAAAGTGCAGGTTACAGATGGACTTTACCAAAAGTTTTTGCCACCTTTGTATAAACCGAACCGAACGCATGAAAATACACTACAACTTCGCTACTCGCAGTAGGCCAACAAAAATGACTGCTGCCATTGCCACCATTAAGGCATATTCCCACAAAGCAGATTACACAATCGGTATAACGGTTGATGATGATGATGATGTAACGCTGAACTCTACCCATTACCTCGAACTGCAAAGGGATCCAAATATCTACTTCACTCACGGCAAAAGCAATAGTAAAGTACACGCTATCAACAGGGGTATGGAAGGATGGCAAGGCGATATAGTGGTGAATATGAGCGATGATATGAGGTTTCTCGTTCCAGGTTATGACATTAAAATAATCAATGCTTTCGCTGACAATCTTGACCAGTTTATCCATTTCCCGGATGGCAGGGTTAATCACCTGCTGCCTACCATGAGCATCATGGGTAGGACTTACTATGAAAGATTTAACTACATCTACCATCCGCAATACTTCTCTCTATGGTGCGATAACGAAGCTATGGATGTGGCGAAGAAGTTAGGGAAGTGGAAGTATGTGCCGGAGCGCATCTTCGACCATTACCATCCTGCATGGACTGGTGAGCCGATTGATGCCCAGTTACGGCATACACAGGGTTATTACCACATAGATGAGCAAACCTATATCAAGCGGTCAGCCGCCGGATTCCCAAATGAGAATGTATGACCCTATCAATTCTAATCTGCACCATCCAAGGCCGTGAGGGTTATCTTACCCGACTATTGCAGGAATTAGTGCAGCAAAAGGCACGGTTACCAATTCAATTACTTGATGAGGTAGAAATCATTGTCGAATCGGATAATGGTGCCATGAGTACAGGCCGCAAACGAAACTATCTTATAGGCAAGTCCACCGGGAAGTATATCGTATTCGTGGATGATGATGACATGATTGCACCCACCTATATCGCTGACATTCTCGAAGCAGCAAAGCAGGATCCCGATGTTATCGTATTTAACGGAATAATGACCACCAATGGCAAGGATGAGCGGAAGTGGTATATCAGTAAGGAATACGGCTATGAAGCGAAGGATGGGGCATATTACCGATACCCGAATCACATTGTACCGGTACGGAGGTCAATCGCAATTCAGTTTCCATTCCCGGATATAAAAATCGGGGAAGATTACCTCTATGCCACTGCGATGCACAATGCAAAGGTGCTGCAAAGTGAGGTCAAGATTGACAAGGAATTATATCACTATCAATTTAGAACGAATAAGTAATGCAAGACAATAACATTGATTACCTATACAATAAACAATACTACCACACCGGCACCTATGAAGCCATCAACGTTATCGAAGCGTGGGAGTTGAACTTTAACTTGGGTAATGTAATCAAGTATGTTGCACGGGCCGGGCGCAAGACGGATAATCTTATTGAGGATTTAGAGAAAGCGAAGTGGTATATTGAAAGGGAGATTGAGAAACTTAAAGGCAAATAATGGCAGAGAATTACGGAATATCAATCGGTATTATTCACCCAATTAAAGATAAAACTATGCCCAAAGGATGTGGTAAACCAAAACCAAAGAAATAATGTCATTAATAACCATTACTGCGACATTCGAGATTGATGAAGCGAAGTATCAAAATGAATTGATACAACAATACTTTGTTCGTATGCTGAAAGAAAAGGCATGGGAGGTGGCTATAGTGAATCATGGCGAAGTAATAAGCACAACTAAAAATGCACTACTAAAGCTGACATTTGTTGATGATGTTAAAGGTGAATTAGTAATATTTAACCCTGATAAATTGCATTTATGCGATACTCCCAAAACAACGAACAAGACGTAATCGAACAGTACTTCCGCACATCGGGAGTATTCCTGGACATTGGTGCCAATGATGGACAAACTTTGTCCAATACATATTCCCTGCAACTGAATGGATGGGGTGGTGTACTTGTAGAACCCTCTGAAGATGCCTTCAACAGGATTCCACCCAATGACAAAGTAAAAGCGTTCAATGTGGCTATCGGTACGGCCGATGGCACCTGTACCTTCCACGAAATGGGAACACATCTGAACAGGGGCGATGTATCGCTGCTATCCACCATTAAGAAGTCGGAGATGAAAAGATGGAATGGTACGGAGTTCAGGGAACGGATGACAGAGGTGTGGACTTACAAGACACTCATAAAGAACTCACCCTACAAGGTATTCGATTTCATTTCTATTGATGCGGAAGGTATGGACTTTGAGATATTGGAGCAAATTAACCTATCCGGTACACAAATGGTGTGCATTGAACACAATGGCAATGCTGACCTATTCCAACTCATTAAAGAGTACTGCAACGGGTTCGGACTGCATAAGAAATTACTTAACAATTTAGAGAATGTAATATGGGCAAGGTAATCACATCCATCTCCTCAACAGGCAGGGAGAACTACAACGAGGCGATGTTAGGACTTATTCGGTCAATCAATAGCAATGCTCCTCACTATGATACTCATCTTCGAAGTGTTGATGGGTATGTAGATGAGTACAAAAGCAGAAAGATACTGCAAGGCAAATGGCCGAAGTCGCAGCAGTACGAATCGTGGAGCCATCAAAATATGCCGTATCAATTCAAGCCGGTAATGATTGCCGAGGCGTATGAATTGGGGTACCGAAAAATAATATGGTGCGATAGTACCATTCGAGTAATGCGCAACCCCGACCCACTCTGGCAACTTGCAGCCGAACATGGGATTGTTGCGTGGAACAATGAAGGGCATCCGTTACATTGGTATATGCCTGACCATCAATTAGAGTTCCTTAAGATTGAAGGGTACGAATCAGTAAAGCAGATGTATCAGATAATGGCGTGTTGTATTGTGTTTGACTTCGACCACCCTGCGACTAAACCGATATTCGATAAGTGGATTGAGGGTGCGTTTGAAAATTGCTTTTTCCATAACGAATCAAAGAATCCGCACTATGTCAGCAGCCGGCATGATCAATCGCTGCTATCAGCTATCATGAATATCAATGGTGTAAAGGTGCAGCCATACGGAGGGTTAGCATACCGGGAATATATGCCCGTTGAACCATTCTTCATTAATTGGGGGGTAAAAGATTAGTAATGGACTTCACGAAACAGGAATTTATTGACTTTTGGGGTAGTAATGGGTACTATGAGGATTTCACCTATGGGTTAGGCATACAGGAAGTAATTAAGCGGACTATTGTTCCATTTAGTAATAAAACCTGCCTTGAGATTGGATGCGGTGGCGGTGTGTTTACAAAAGTACTATCAGAGCAATTCGATAAAGTTATCGGAATAGATGTGATACCCGAACACGATGGAGTGAGATACCACAATGTCAAGTATAAGGAACTGGATAATCAAGATTACAAATGCACGGGGGTAGATGACAACTCAATCGACTTTGTATTCAGTTACGGAGTATTCTGCCATTTCTCCAATGATGCCATAAAAGAGTATCTGCAATCTATTTATAGAGTGCTGAAGAAGGGCGGTGATTGTGTGATAATGATTAGTAACTTTGACAAACTAAAAGCGGAGTTCCCCGACTTCGATGACTGGAGTAAATACAAGTTAGGGGATAGAATGTTAATAGGGCATTTTTACCAGGATGACAGAACGGTTGATATAATGAAGCATAAATTCAAAATAGTAAGCCGCAATCTAACTCCCGACCACAGGGATATTGTGGTACACTTAAAGAAATAATATGGGCTACACAGGAAAAACAATCGAACTAATAGACCTTGTAATTGACAAAGTGCAATCAGTAGTTGATTTAGGCGCACAGAATGATTACCGCCATCCGACACTACCTGCACCATACGTTAAAGATACCTACTATGCAAACAAGAACTATGTCGCATTTGACATATCCGGAGAAAACGGTAGTGAACCATACGACCTGTCCCTGCTTCACGACTTCGGAGTACAGTTCGACCTTTTGGTGGATGCAGGAACATCCGAACACGTTGGAACCAACGGTAAGCATGACATCAAAGCCATATACAACTGTTGGAAAAACAAGCACAACCTCGTTAAAGTCGGTGGATTCATTGTCAGCGAAAACCCAAAGACCGGGAACTGGCCGGGGCATGGATTTAATTACTATACAACGGATTTTTATAAGTTACTCGCTGCCTTTGGTGAGTATTCTCTTATTGATCTCGGTGAACATCCTGCAATGGGTAATACAACTGACGGATGGAATGTTTACTGCGTTATGCAGAAAACTAAAGAGGACTTTATAACCCTGGAGAAATTCAAGAAGTGTGGTATCGCAACAAGTTAAGCAAATCAAAGCGACATCCGTATTCTATGCCAATGAAAAGGCATACAATGAGGGATTCCCGATAATCTGCAATGAGGGGGGCAGTAGAAGTAGCAAATCATTCTCCATCGTACAACTGCTTATTCAGATAGCATCAAATGAGCGTAA